CAACAATGGTTTTGGTGTTTCACATTATATAGTTGAAACTGAAGAAACTGACGAAACTAGGCAAGCTGGTGTTTCATATGTTGCAATGACTAGGGCTGGTTATTGTGGTGGTCACGTTGGTGTTACAGACTCGTCACAGGGTTCTGGTTCAAAGATCATCGGTATACATACCGCTGGTTCTGATGGGTTTGGTCCATGTTTTGGCGCACTTATCACTAAACGTGATTTAGATCGCATGATTGATATATGTCATGGTCGACATGTCGCTGACCCAATCAAAGAAGTTATTGGAACTGTCACACCAGCTGTTAACACATATGTTAAGGGTAACTCTGTTGTGGTACCTAGTAGGTTCCCTATGAAGAAACCTACAACTACACCTGTTCAATGTAACGATCCTAAGGTATATGATAAAGCTCGCGCAAAGTATACACGTGATTTTAAAATAGATCCGTCAGTTCTCAATCATTATGCTACTTGCTTGGACGCTATGTTTGCTGATTTAGAAAATAAGAGTATTACACCTTTTGTCCAGACAACATATAACATGGATCAAGCAATATTTGGTATTGAGGGATCTAGTTTTAAACCATTAGACTTACAAACATCACCTGGTTATCCTTTCTCTGCTATGGGTCTACATAAGTCTAAGCTTATTGGATCATACATTGGGGGAAAATTTCGTAAGGGTGAGTATTCAGAGAGTATTGAAGAAGATTTAAATCATTTCTTTGAAACTCTTTCACTTGGAGCAGTACCTCCTACACCGTTTACTGATAATGTAAAGTATGAGTGCTTGCCAATTGAAAAGGTTTTAAATGGTAAAGGTCGTATGGTATCGGCATCTACACTTATTAGAGTTATTGCTTGTCGTATGTTATTCGGACCCTTCTCAGAATGGATAATGGAAAACCATTTATATAATGAGATTGCGTTAGGCGATAATCTGCTTGGTCCAGATGCGGATTATATTGCCAGACAACACCTTTCATATTCACAAGGCAAAGATGTTAGTTCTGCTGGTGATTACTCTGCATTTGACTCTTCTCACTCTATTGATATTCTTTCATTATTGCTTGAAAAGTTATGTGTTTTCTGTGATGATGGTACGTCAATGGATAGGCTACGTCGTGTGTACGTTAGGAGCTATATTGGAACCTTTCACATAAGAGGTGATTCTATCGACATTATGAATTCGGGTTTGTCATCAGGTGACCCGTTAACAAGTATCATTAATTCATTAATTAATAAGGCGAACATTAGATATGTTGCTTACGCACAATCTAATTATAACCCATATGCGTTAACTGAGTTTATGAGTAATGTGTTCCTTCGTGTGCTAGGAGATGATAATTCATTCACCACATCACCTGATTGGTCTACAAATCTCAATGAACAAACATGTAGTGTTCATCTTAGTGCATTAGGTTACACATATACTAACGACGCTAAAGATGGTCTCACTATTGGTACTAGACCGTTTGATAAAGTAACTTTTCTCAAACGTGCGACCAGATTTGAACCGTTGCTAGGTGTATATGTTGCACCATTAAATCTTGATGTTGTACTCGAAATACCTTTATGGACTAAGTCTATGGGTAAGACTCAAAAACCAAGTATTGACTTAGCAAAGAATAATGCGGATGCTTGTCTACGTGAATTGTGTTTACACGAACAATCTGTCTGGGATCATTGGTTTCCAAAATTGTGTAAGATGTATGAAGAATACGATTGGAAACCATTGACCAAGTCTAGAAAATTCTGTTTACAGTTGGTTTATTCTGATTATATGTAATTTAAATCTGTCTTCACTCGACATTAAATTGTGCTCTGTCTTCCCTCGATATAAATTGGGCGTATCCATACGAGAGTTGGTATTATCGTACTCGATAGTGTAGGAATGCATCTTGCTCTGATATACCAAATG